GCTTTATAACCTAAGTCGTATCTTAAATCATCAATGATTTGATCTAAATCAATTTTTGGAATAGGTTCCTTACTTTCATTTAATTTCTTAATCTTAGCATCAATCTGTAATATCTCTTCAGCTTCTTTAGCAGACTTGATTTCTCTAGCTTTCTCTATATTTTTAGCAGCAATAGCATTAGTAATTCTTTTCCAATCTTTTTTCCAGAATTCACTGAACTGCTGCTTACCACTAGCAAAGGTATCAACCATTAAGAATTCTAACTTACCTTCACCCAGTATATCTTCAGGTCTTAATGATTCGTTATCAAGAGCTTCTATAATCCTATCAATTAATTTCCTACGTACTAAAGCATGGCTAATGTTACCTTTAGTATCTAATACTGAAGGATGATTAAGCATCATCTTCATCCAAGTTACAGCATAACCAGGATCATCTTTTAATCTAAGTACTAATTCCTCTGAAGTACGCTGTGTTATTTCATCTAATGTAGCATTAATATGTTCATCTAATTGTACCTTTTGTCTTAGTTCATCTTGTACAATTAGTTTACTGATGAACTTTCTTTTATAAAGACCAGTTCTACCTTGTACTATGTCTTGAAATTTATATGCAAAATAACCTTGTACTACTTCTGCTGCTGCGTTTTTATCTGCAATAGAAGTATAGCCATCTACAGTTTCAAAGATAAGCTGACCATCTTCATCATATTTACCGATAGGAACTTTCATACCAGCAAAAGCCATTTTCTCCCATTGAGGATATACTGCAAGTATATCATCCATATCTTTAATGATCATTCCATCTTTCAAGAATATATCATCAATACCATTATACATGGAACTAGCTAAATCTATAGCCTCTGCATCTCCTTTGGGTGCTAATTCATTTCCAGCATTAGTTGCCTGTATTTTATTTTCTTCTCTTGCTTTTTCAAGTAGATGCTCCTTTTCTACATCAGGTTCATCAATAAAAGCATTGGCAATAGCCTTTGCATATTCTTCTGAATTCAGACCTTTCTCTAATTCTACCCCTTTAAGTGAATTTTTAAACTTTCTACTATATTTATTATATTTCTTCTGCCATTTCTGCCATTTCTGTAATTCTTCAAGACCTTGTTTTGTAGACTTCTCACCTAGAAAATCTACAAGTTTCTGTGGGAGATTACCCCTTTCAAACATATGATTATAGTCACTAATCATACGATCAAAATGTTCATCCCAACTTTTAGAGATATCGTCAATCTGTGTATTAACAGCTTCAGTAAGATCAGGGGTGGTTTTAAGGTAATTAGTCTTACTAATATCTGGAGGAGCATCAGAGGCTCTTCCTAGTGTTTCATAGAAACTTGAACCTGATTGAGTCATGATACTTTCTCCATGTTTACATCAATTTTATCATAGTATACTCCAAGCATACCATTAGGTGCGATTTCAACAGCCATAGGATTTTTCTTCATTACGTCTTGAGCAATAACACCTCTATATCTACTGAATGGGTTAGTTTTATAACTGAATTCATAGATCTTATAGCCTTCTTTAGATACACCCACTTCTTCTACATCTTGTTTCATTCTTTCATCAGATAATCCAAGGAGAGGTGCTAGAGTAGCAATTGCACTTACAGCTGATAGACCCATAGATAGTGAAGCAAACATTTGACCTGCTCTATCTTTAGGAGGCATCATAACAGGAGCACCATACTCAGGACGAATTCCCAGTGCTTCTCTATTTTTAGCCATATGATTTAAGTATTGACGCTGGATACCTTGATACATCTTATCCATATTCCGTCCGAAAGTAGCATTAAGAGTACTTTCTACTTGTCTTTGTTTGTCTAATATAGCTCTATACTTACCAGTCATATACCTAGAAGACCTAGATACGCCTTTCTTCAGATCAAATCTGGATAAACCAGCTTTCTGTTTAGCTATATTTTGAGTAGCTAATCTACCTTTACCTAAGACATATAATGCTTTAGAATATGCATCGCTTGTAGAACGACTATATCCTTTAGTAATAGCATTCTGTCTTGTCTTGGCAGATACTTCTCTATTCCAATATTTTAAAGATTCAGACTTATATTGCTGATTCTTTTTTTTCCATTCTTGTTTAGCTTGGTAACGGATACCAGCATTAGGATCGGGAGCACACACGGCAAAATTCTATAAAGGTTAATTGTTTGGGTCCGTGAAAAATTTCTCTTAAAAATTTAAAGCCCAAAAACTTGAGTAGTTTTAAATGAACAATATTACGTTTATCAACGATGTTCCATAATAGCGGTTCAGATCTACTCTCGATGAATCGCTTTGCTTCCCTTGCGAAGGTTATAGGGTAGTCATGGATAGCAGGTGTGCATAACATCCATACTTCTCCATTAGGTCCGACTCCAGCCATACCAGCAGTCTTGCCGTTAGGCACCTCGAACCATACACAGGAGCCTCTATGAACAGCTAAAGGTAGCTCTTCCATAGGATTTAGCCCATGACCTTCTTCGACCTCTCTACGGTCATCTGGAAGTAAATTAGAGGCTACTTCAATAGCAGCCTCAATTGTTGCAGGGTGAATATATTTAGACACGTCTATAGTGCATAGGTGAATAATCTCCCTCCCAAGATAAAGATCTTAAGGTAGCGGGAGCAGGGTGTGATGATTTTAAAGTTAGTTCTACATTTGTATTTCTTTCGTACACAGGTACTTCTTGTATCTCTTCATCTAAGTATGGTGCATCAGACACATTATATTGGTTAGATAAAGCTGATTCATATATCTCAGTATAATCTAATTTACCTACTCTTTTAAGTGTAGTTTCGTATAATCCAATCTTACCAAAGTTAATCTTAGCTCTATGTATAGTAAGTTTAGAATTAACATCAGACTGTGTTTGTTTACCATCAGTTTTTGTTAGATAGAATCTAGGAAACTTAACACTATACTCATACAAGTATCCAATATGTAAACCTGTTATTAACTTCTGTATTTTATGTGTACCAGTACCTTGTCCTGTAATATTAATAGCAACTCCTGCATTAGCATTACTTAAACTACTAGCTAATGCTACATTATTTATAGAAGCATCTATAACATAATAACTGTTACCACTAGTTAAACCGCCAACAGCTGAAGTTCCTTCTACAAATCTTACTAAATCACCTGTTTCTAATTCATGATCTGTAGATCCAGTAGTTAATGTTATCTGTTCATTACTTGCATTAATACTAGTATGTGCGAATTCATGCTCTTCACTCCAATCCCAATTACCAGGAACTGTGAAATCATCTGTATTAATTATAGTACACTCAGCGTATCTACCTACTCTAGTAGAATCATCATTAGTATCAACTAAAACTAAAGAACCATTAGGTGTAGTTACCTGATCTATCCAATCAGATTGATTTGTAAATGTAGTTAGTTTAGTAGTAGCATTATAAACTCCACTAGAAACTGTTGTATAGTTATCTAAGTGTAGTAGATAATTAACATCATCTTGATCTATACTAGGATCAGCATCTGCTTGTATAAGATTTATTCTTTGTAAGAAGTTATCTGTATCTAATAAAAAGTATTCATCGTTAACAACGAAATGCCATTTAATAGGATTATTATGTTTCCATTTAAACCATGCAGATTGAATTCTATTCTCTCCCTGATTCAAATATCTATATCCTATTACTTCATCTGAATTAGTTTTACCTAATAATACAATACCATTCTCTCTAGAGTTAGCTATTAAATCTAAATCTTTTGGTAAAAGTGTAGGTACCACCTCACTAGTATTAACTATAGCTGCTTCAGCTTCTCTAGCTACAGAAGCCATCTCCATGAATCTACTATATTTATTAGAGTTATCTATGTAACCAACTGTAGCTCCTAATGATATAGGAGGTACTGTTTTATAATAATTATATAAAGACACTGATCTTAACTTAGCAGTATCTGGATTCATTACTTCAGCATCTGAAGAGAATAAAAACTGTTCGTTAGTACTGAAACATAATAACCCAGCTGGTATCTCTATTGCATCATATAAATCAGAAGGGTATGTAGAAGAACAAGATATATCAATAGCGTCTATAGCTGATACTGTTAGTGCTGAATCTGCCCAGAAATTAGGTGTAGTTAAATTGCCAGGTTGAGCTGTTATAATATTTTCACCAGATAAAAAAGCTAATCTGTTACGAAAGAATATAACTTTGTTTATCTTATTATCCTTGAATGATGGTATAGGATTAGTAACATCATCTCCTATTGAACGATCAGCCCATGTATATTTCTTAACTAAGAAGTCTCCATCAGCTTGTCTTTGAAGTATATGCGGCATAGTAGAAGCGTTGAAGCTTTTAACTATACCTGGAGCTGCACACTCTATCCAGCTACCTGAACCATCTAAATTATTTTCACCAACAAATTTTAAGTAGTAATCATCTTCATCAGACATTCTAGTATTAGCTATTTTAACAATAGCCCCATGTCTACATTGAATTGGGAGAGCAGTTACATCATTAATCTGACTACCCATAACTCTCATGATATCTTGATCAACTGCTTCTACACTGAATGCACTACCAGAAGTTAACCAAAGACCATTACCT